CTAGGAACACACGAAAGTTCAGGAGATTATCTTCATTCTAAATTTGGATTATTCTTAGAGTCTGTAGAAGCTTCTTCAGGAGCTGTTATGGAAGATGGCGCAGGAGCTACAGTAAAACTTACTGCTGTTCAAGGAGAGTTGCCGTACACTACGGAAGCATAATAGTATTTATAAGATTAAAGGGCGAAACTACGGGAGTATCCCTTTAATTTCTTATATTTGTTTAATCATTATACACAAGTTTTGGCTGAAAGAAAAAGAGATTCTAAAGGTAGATTTATTCCTAGCGCTTCAGATACTATAAGAAAAAAGGCTAGTGGTAAGGTTAAGTTTGATATAGTAAACTTAGCTCCTATGCCTAATATATTAGAGCGACAACACGATATAACTTCTAAGGAGTATTACCGATTTGGAGATGATAATTTATTTCCTCAATACCTAGCTGAGTTAAAAAGAAAATCTAGTACCCACAGAGCTATCCTTTCTCAGAAAGCTACTTATACAGCGGGTAGTAAAATAACTACCGTAAACGCAAAATTAGAGAGCTACATAAAGGAAATTAATCCTACAGGACAATCTCTAAGAAACCTATTTAGGTTAGTTGTAGATGATTTTTATACGTTTGGTAACTCTTACATAGAGTTTGTCGAATACGAGGGTGGATGCAATATGTATCACGTTGATGCGACTATGGTTCGTGTAGGCAAGAATATGGATTCAGTTTACATTAATCCTGATTGGAATTACTACGACCTAAAAGATAAAGAGGTTCGTAAACTACCTATGTTTCCAAACTTTAAAAATGGTCGTTCTGTTCTTATGTTTAAGGATTACGAAAGTGGATTCCAAAGATACGGTATTCCTGACTACATAGCTGCCGCAGAAAGTGGTTCTATAGAAATAGATTACCTTATACAAAAATACAATAGAACAAAGTTTGAGAATGGATTTATGCCTTCTGCTATTATTGAAATAGACGGAGCTATGAGTGACGGAGAGGCTGAAGAATTAATATCTTTAGCTCAAGACAAACTTACAGGAGAAGGAAATAATGGTAAGATTTTATTCTTAGTAAAAGACGGAGCAGGAGGTGGAGGTTCTAATGTTCAGATACTTAAAGACGACAAAGACGGAAGCTTTATGGAGTATCAAGAACTAACCCGTAACAACATTGTAACTGCTCATAGATGGCAACCTGCTCTTTCGGGTATTGTTTCTAGTGGTAAAATGAATAACACAGGTAGTGAGATTAGAATATCTTATGATTTAGTTATGAGAACTGTGATTCAAGATACTATAGAGCAAGTATTTAAGCCTATGCGAGACGCTTTAGGTAAGGTGTTAAAGTTAGACGCTTCGTCTTTAGAGGTTCAGTTTGAATCTCCTATAGGATTTGCTGCTGACATTGACATTACTAAAATAGCTGATGTAAATGAATTGAGAGCTTTAATAGGATTAGAAGAACGACCAGACTTAGAAGATATTTATTTAGAAAAATTAACTAATAAGGAATAATATGGCTGTTGTAAATTATAGACAATACAATAATCTAATAACAGCGGAAGAGGTTGTTAATAAGGCTATGGCTAACGATAACTTAGACCAATCACTAATAGAGTCAGACGTTATTCTTATAGCTGAGATTACTCACTTAAAACAAAGGTTAGGAGATTATTTTTGGGGAAAGTTAAGACAAGGCAATACTAGTAATTCAAGTTACACGCTAAGTGCTAATGAAAATATACTACTAGATGATTATATAAAGCCTGCTTTAGCTTTTTTTGTTAAATACGAAGTTTTAAATGACATTCAGTTTAACACAACTTCATCAGGCGTTGTTACTAATGATGATGATTGGAGCGACCCTGTAGAATCTAGTGAATTATCAATATTAAAGTCTGACACTTTTAGAAAAGCAGAAATTTTAGTTAAAGATATGATTGAGTGGATAGAGGATTCTGACAATGACGGAGAGTTTCCTAATTACGACCACGCAAATAACGATAGACACATAGACGGAGATAACGTTACTAGGCTTGGAGGTATTCTAGCTTATGGGAATAAAATAAACAGATATGACTCCATAAGAAATAAAGATGAACGATACTATAGCTAAAATAAAAGACTCAATAGAAGTTACTGCTGTTAATGGTGGGGCTGTAATGGTTTCAACTATGGCGGAGGTCGAGCAAACTCTTAGAATACTATCTTTAGTGGTTGCTGTAGCATATACTTCTGTTAGAATATATCAAACACTAACTAAAGAGAAATAAAAATATGCCTACGGATAATTATACAGACTCAGCAGCGTCTTATGGTTTGGCTTTTCAAGGTCAAGCTAGAAGCAATGATTCTGCCGCACTAACAGGTAATCAACAATTTGATAGAGATAATTTACTTCATTTTATTGAAGATAAATTTAAGACAAATAAAAAAGGCGGAGTAACTCTTTCTAATTTAAGAGCCTTTCTACACACATTAGTTAAGTCTTGCTTTATTGTTGCTGACGATAGCCCCGTTCAAGTAATAGCTCAAAGGTCGGGAAGGATAGTCGCTAGTAGTACAATTAGATTTTATTATGGAAGCACTACTTATGGGTATATGTATCACTCTTGGAGTTCTTTTACTACAAACGTAAACAATATAGATGCGGCTTATTCTCACAATGCTATTAGATTACCTTACGATGCACATAATTTAACTGTTAGAGGATTTGTTAAAAACTCTAGCAGTACAGGTAATATTAGTGTTCATGCTTATTATTCAGACCAAGATGATGGCTCAAATCTTTATGCTCAAAATATGACTTTAATAGGTTCTCAAGTTATTAATATAGCGGCAACAAATACTAACTATAATTTTGGTTTTAGTTTAGCAGGTAAAGTTGAGGCTAACAAAATGGTTTGGATTATGTTAAAAAACGATAGCGCATCAGGTAGCGAGATTATAAATATACAAGCAACTTTAATCGGAACTAAACGTTCTGCTAATTGGACAGCAAGTTAATATGAAAGACTCTAGACTAAAAAAAGCGGGTGTTACAGGGTTTAACAAACCTAAGCGAACCCCTGGTCATCCTAAGAAATCACACGTTGTTGTGGCTAAAGAAGGAGACAAGATAAAGACTATTCGATTTGGAGAACAAGGCGCAAGTACTGCGGGAAAGCCAAAGAAAGGAGAGTCTGATAAAATGAAAGCTAAACGCAAATCATTTAAGGCTCGTCACGGAAAGAATATTGCTAAAGGCAAAATGTCTGCTGCTTATTGGGCTGATAAAGTAAAGTGGTAAATTATGGCTGTAAAGAAAAAGAAAAGCACGGTTAATAGTTCAGGTAACTACACTAAACCAACCATGAGAAAGCGTTTATTTAATAAGATAAAAGCAGGAACTAAAGGCGGTGGAGCAGGTCAATGGTCTGCAAGAAAAGCCCAACTATTAGCTAACGAATATAAAAAAGCAGGAGGAGGATATAAATAATGGCTACTAAGAAACCTCAAAAAAGTCTCAAGAAATGGACTAATCAGGATTGGGATTACATCTCAGAGAAGGATAAGAAGAAACCTAAAAGTAAAAGAGGCAGATACTTACCAAAGAGTGTTAGAGAGTCTCTTACGCCTGCTCAAAAAGCTGCAGAAAATAAGAAAAAAAAGAAAGCAACTGCTAAAGGAAAACAAAAAGCTTCTTACAGTAAGAAGGTTGCTAAAAAAGTAAACAGAGCTAAGTAATGAAGCGTTTTTTTAGAAGTTTAACTAGGCTAATAGCTGAAATGGGAGAAGCCTTAACAAATAGAGATGAAAGTAGTTTTAAATAGACTAGTAGATACAGGGAAAGAGACGTTAGGAAAGCTAACGATTCACGATGAAATTAAAGAGTGTTTCTCTTGTAAAACCCTAGAGCTTTCTTGGAAAGAAAATAAGACAAATGTGTCTTGCATTCCTAGAGGGGAGTATCTTGTAAATATAAGATTCTCAGCTAAACACGGAGAGCATTTTATAATTGAAGATGTCGAAGGCAGGGATTATATCCTTATACACGCAGCTAATTATCATTCTCAATTAAGAGGTTGTATTGCTGTTGGAAAGGCTTACGCTGATATAAACAAAGACGGAGAACTAGACGTCACTTCTAGTAGGGATACTATGGACTCATTATTGTCTGTACTTCCTGATTCATTTTACATAACTATAATTTAAGAAAAAATGATTGAGTACATTTCACAGAACGGAGCAGATATTGTAGCTGTATTAGTTGGGTTAATGGCTGCTGCAAAAGTATTTGTAAGGCTAACCCCTAACGTAAAAGATGACGCTATCTTCGGTAAGATAGATAAGGTATTTGAATTTTTAATCCCGAACTATGGGTCTAAGAAGGAAGAATAGAAAGCTAAAAGAAGAGGAGTTAAAAGACGTTAAACCTATGATTAATCCTTTAATTACTACAGGGGCTAAGATTATGTCGTTTATTGTCCCTAAAATGTTTAGAGATAAAAACGGTAAGTGGTCTAGTAAGCGAACTATAGGTGGTGTTATAGCTATAGCTGCTGTACATCAAACTGAAGTCGCAGGGGAAGTCACTTGGCAACATTTAGTTATGTTTGCTTTAGCGACTTTAACCGTTTACGCTCCTGATTCTAAGTAAAAGGAATTACTATTGGTAGTGTTCCGTTGTTCAATACAACTCCACAAGCCAACTTATAAGACTTAGCGAAGTGCTTTGCGTAAGCCATAGCATAAGAGTCTCTATCAACTCCACACCCTACTTGCATACCCCAATGTCCTCCGTTATAAATAACTGAGGCTTCGGTGTGTATGTGCCCTTGAACTACGGGGCAACCAAACTGTAAAGATTTTCCTGCTGCAGCGTTACGACCTGAAGTTCCTGTTCCGTGAACATAAAGAACTCCACCTATTTTGTGATGCTCCTTAAAATCCCAACCTTCAACGCCTAAAACTTCATCGAAATCCCGTATCCAAACTTTAGATACTCCGCTATCAAAAGCCTTGCGTCTAACGATTGCATCGTGATTTCCTATACAAACTTTAGCTATCGGAAAAGCGTTATACCACGCTTGTATCTTGTCTATAGCTCTTTCTAGTTCTTCTCCTGCTCCGTAACCGTCAGGGTCTTGCCTATGAAAGCTAGAGTAGTGAGAGTCTATTATATCGCCTATAAACACCACTTCAGAGCATTGATACTTTCGCATCTGCTCTTTACAATGTTCTAAATAGCCGTCAAGACAAAAAGGTTCGTGAATATCGCCTATAACTAAGACGTTTCCTGTTGATGGGGATTCTGACTCTCTAGCTTTTTGAACTAAACTCCATTCAAATTCAGATAATCGAGGTCTATATTGTTTTTCCATGAGACAAATATAGTAAAAAAAAGCAACCCCTGCAAATGCAAGGGCTACCAAGTCTCTAACCAAACAAACAATGCAGAGATAAACAGGGAATATTCAAATATACTACTTTTTCTCTTTAAGCCAACTATCAGGCACTAGTTTTTCGCACCATTTTATGTCATTTTTTTCACACCATTGAGCGTAAGTGGTTTGACTACCTTTTCTAATCTTATTATTTGCGTTCTGAAATACAAATCTAAGGTCTATATCGGGGTATTGTTCCTTGATTAACAAATGTTTATCCCTATCTGCTTTGACTAAACGACCCTTAACCTCCAATATAATACCATTGGCTAATACTATATCGGGGGTATAAGAGTGTTCACTCAGGGGGATTACGTATGAAATCTTTATAGGCTCGTAGGCAGCACCTTTAACCTTTCTCTGAATCAAGTTCTTCCAAACTCGATGTTCTAGTCCACTTCGGAATCCCGCCTTTACAGCGGCAGTTCTCACAGGGCTTTTTCTTCTGTTCCTCATCTATAAGTTTTTTTGCTAATAACAATTCTTGTTCAAGTCCTATTAACTTTTCAAGGTATACGGATAAGTCCATAGCTTCCTCTTGAGCGTGTATAAGCCACTCTAAGCTACTTAAATCACTCCTCTCCATAGTTGTTCCGTACTTTTCTTTACCTAGCTCAGCTCGCTGTGTAATCTTAGTGCAAACTTTATATTCTATACTACTCACTATCTATATGTTTTGTAACAAAATTAACAAACTCAAGTTCTTTGCTAACCAACTTTGACTTATTAGCAACCATTTCCTGCTTGTAGTACATCATTTTAAAATAACACTCGTTGAATAACAACAAACATTTATCTAAGTCTTCAACTCTTTTTAATTTAGAATCATAAACATCGTTAGCAATCATCCCTGCTTTGGTGTTTAATTCGTCTCTCATTTTTGAAACCTCTACAGTCATACTAGAGTATGCGTGCATATAGTTGTTTTCATCGGAAGTTGTTTGGGACTCCCTAAGAACTTTTAATGCTTCCTCTGCTATCTGCATATTTATTTTTCTTTAGTTGAAAATGAATCTATAACAACCCAAAATGAAGTTATTGTTGCTAATATAATAAAAATATTTCCAATCATTGTACTTTGTTTTGCTTTTAATCAAAGCCAAGAGTGGGGAATACCCACTTTTGACGCTGACTGCCTACTTCAATTAACGCCTATCCCATAAGGTATTAAAAGTATCGGTAGGGCTTTGTTTATGCTCCACTCACGCAGGAAGCTCTCGTTAATCATTTAGCTACCGCACGCTTCACAATCATCATTGTCTATGGAACAAGCATCGGGTTGGTCTGCGTCTGTTAAATCTACAATCCAAGAGTCCCAAGTTTCTCTAGCTACGTCTTCTGCGTGTTTTTCTGCTGCTGTTTTTTCGTCTTTATTATTCATCTTAGTTTTTTATTAGGTTATAAAATATAGGGTCTAGTCTTCTTATTTCGAATTGAAGTTCAAGCCAAGCTTTTTGCACTTCATTTTCATCTCCAATATCCAACCTACTACCTGTGCCTGAATTTGCTACATTGATTGCGTTCTGCAACAACATATTATCTATCTTTAGCCTCGTCTCCTCGTCTATGTGATACAATCCTAATCCTTTCTTGTTTTCCATATTCTTCTTCTTCTAGTTGCTTTCTCCAAGCTAAATATTCATAATGATTTTGTTCTCTCCAATCTCCTGATATTCGCATCTGCTCATTTATCAAGAACTCTTTTAATCTTCCCATAGTTTAAAATCCTAGTTCGTTTTTAAGTTGTTTTATCTCTAAGTCTATCATGGGGTCTATAAAGTGACCGCCATTCATATTATTTAGATAAGCAAATCTACAATTTTTAGGGGAAAATTTCAAATAAACAGGTCTATCATCTTGAGTAGGTAGTCCTACTAACTTTTGAAACTTAATCTTTCTTATATGAATCTCTGTTATATCCCATTGTTCACTATTTAAATGCCTATGAATAACTATGAAATTGTCAGTCCTGTTTGCAAACATTCCCCCAAATTCTACATCGTACATTGAGGGCGCAGGGATTCTTCCCGAGTCATCTCTTTTCCTAGCTGCAGCAGTTCCTGCGTGAGTAGTAAGTATAAACTTTACGTTATGTTTTTGTTTAAACCTTCTAATGCTTGACAACATATTATAATAGTAATCGTACTTACTAAAACCATTCTCAACTCTCAAATCATTCAAAGGGTCTATCAAACACCCATCGTATTTTATAACTTCCATTTGTTCCTCAAAAGCTTCTAGAACTTGATTCGCAGTTGGTTGCTCTTCAAATGAAATTATAGTAAAGTGGTCTAGAACCCAATCAATAGCTGTACTAAATTCAGTACTATTCATTCTGTCAGACCTATCCTTATCTGCACTTTTTCCTACAAACATTTCTGCTATGTCTGAAATCATATCTCCTACAGGCTCGTTCTCAGGGCAGTAGCAAAGCCACTTCCAACCGTAACGCATAGAAGCATTTAGCATAAGATAAAACATCGTTGTAGTCTTACCTATATTAGCCAATCCCATAATTACATCTAGTTCGCCTTTTCTATATTTGTAGTGAGGGTCTAAATTAGGAATACCCGTAGGTACTCCTTTAGGTAATCCATTTCTAAATACGTTCCCTGCGTATCTCTTTATGTCTTCTCGTTTAGTTATTTTATACATCGTAGAAACCTATTTGAGAGTTAGTAATTTCCTCTGACTTAACGTCTTTAGAAGCCTTTAGTTTTTCTGAATGATATTCAGTAAACCTAGTTGCGTTAAACAATGTAGAAGGTCTTAAAAACTTCTCAAAATCAGTTCCCAACCATTGAGAGCACTTAACATCTATAACGTGCTTAAAATCATCTAGATTATAACCCTCACTTACTCTAGCATTTACTAACTTTTTTATAGGGTATCCTACTCTAAGCCTTCTATTCGCTTTTTCGTTTAAGTAATCTACAATTTCAGACACAAAATCAATAGACATAGACGGAACTTTAGGCTTAGGCTTTTCTTTCTCTATTACCTTAATCTCTTTATCTCCGTACTTTTTACATCTAATAATTCTCTTATCAACTTCTTTGTTGTCTTTATACAAAAGAGTAACAACTATCAACCCTTTCTTAGATAGAGAAGATACAACCCTACTAACGCTAGACTTACTAAGCCCGAAGAACTCAGCAAAATAAGCGTTACTAGCGATGCAACCATTCTCGTTATCTAAGCTATGAATCTCTGCCAAGAAAACTTTTTCTTGCATAGACATATCTTTAGACTCCCAAATCTCTTTTGGAATCCATATTCCCTTAAAACCTCTACTCATTGTTTAGTCCTCCCAGTCTTGTTTGTTAATTTTACCGAATTGTTTTTCGTAATCCTCTTCGTAGTATAGTTTGTGTTTGTTACAGGTATTCCAAGCCCCTTGACAAACTTTAGTTACTGCTGCGGGATTTCTTTCTAAGTACTTAGCACAACTGCGTACACTACCAAAGTAAATTACTTCTTTATAACTATCGCACTTATCGTCTAAGCACACAGCTACTACAGGTCTAGAGTACCCCCTGTTCTTCTGATTTATTCCTAATCCGTTCATTGTATAATGTTATTATTTCGTTACACTTAAACTCAATCGACCTTGAAGCTTTTAGTATTTTAGTTACTTCATCTCTAACGATTGCGTTTGTTTTTAAAACTCCCGTATCTATACTATGTTTGTATAGAGAATATAACTTATCGTATTCAGCACAATCTTCTATATACCTTACTGAGTGTATAGCTGTAGCGTGATTACATTTTGTAAACTTCGCTATCAAAGGATATGTGTGCATACATTTATTCCTTAAGTAATATCTTAAAAGATGCCGTGCAATTACGACATCTCTTAATCTAGTCTTCTCTAATATTCTTTCAGGAGCAATTCCTACTATATTAGAAATAAGTTCTAAACCATTTCTAAACTCCTCCGATTTAGTTAGAATCTGATTCATCTTGCTTTGGCTTTATATGGAACGCATAGTTGTAAATTTCAGAAGCATTCTCCAATAAGTCCTCAATTTTCTTAGACATAGGACTTGCTAATTCTAAGCATTTAAAACGAAATTCAGCTTCCATTGTTACTTGCTTAATTCTCTTGTTCATCTCTGATTGAGATACTTTTCTTTCTTTAGACATAATCTAAACACTTTAAGGGTTAAGTAAAGGGGGTAACCCCCCTCTACGATTATAAGACTTTTTTTATTTAGAAAGGTAAGTCATCCTTTTTAGCCGTTTGGTAACCATTGTCGGGTAATTTTTCGGCATTTCCTTCTGACGCATCTATCTTCCACGCATCAATATTGTGATAATACTTTCCATTATATTCTCTTGAAGAAAGGTTGAAGTGTACTCCTACGGAATCTCCTACTTTGTGAGAATTTATTATAGTTGTCTTCTCTCCGAACAGAGTAAAGCAAACCTCTTTCGGGAATTTGTCCACCGTCTTTACAACGAAACTTTTCTTTTCCCATTCCTTGCCTGCTTTAGTCATTCCCTTTTCTGCCTCTAATACTTTTACTAGAGTTCCTGTGATTTTGTTTTCCATGGTTTATTAATTAATATTAAGGCTATCATCTGTTTTCCCGTAGTCAGAATAAAGGATAGCCTTCCTTGCTTCATCCTTAACTACTTTATTTTTAAATAATTCTAACAATACATTGAATAGTTCATCGGGGTCTGCATTTACTGCAAACTCTATTTCAAATTCATCATCTTCTCTGTAGTTTCCCACAGCCGAAATAATACAGTCATTAGACTCAACTAATGCTTTAAGTATTTTTTGCCTTAATTTTCTTTTGTCTTCTTCAAAGCTCATGTTAAAATGTATAATTTATTTTTGGTATTATAAACTTTTCCTTTAGCCTACTATCGTTTGATGAAGTACATATCTTAACTAAGTTGTGATTTTCTTGAAACATAGTTAAGTGATTGTCTTCTTCGTAGTATTTTGCGTAAGCAAATATAGAAATGTTTTTTGCCTCCTCGACAGAGAAACATTCTTCTAATAATTTCTTAGCTTTTTTTTCTCCAACTCTAGGTATCCCAACAATATTATCCGTAGAATCTCCCGATAAAGTTTGCTCGTAAAGTTTTTGCCAAGCATCGTATTCGCTTACAAAAGAAACCTCGTTCTTATTCCAATTATAATGATACCCTTGTATTTGAAGTAAGTCTTTATCTATACTGCAAATGATTGTTGAATTTTCCATTTCAGTTTGGCAAATCCCCAAAGCATCATCAGCCTCAAGTCCCTCTACATTTTCGCACTTCCAAGTATCTATTAAATACTCTTTTATAGCGTCTAAATGTTCAGGCATAATCATATCTTTACGATTACCCTTGTAAGGTTTTATTGTAGCTAATTCTTTTCTGAAGTTACCTTTTCCCGTTAGAAACCCTATATAGCTATCTGCTTTCGTTACGTAAAATAAATGCTCAAACATCGCATCTATAGTTTCGTAAGCGTTTTCCACATCATCGCCCTCGTGTTTCCAAGCAGCCCGATAGAGCATAATATCTGCATCTATCAAGGCTGTCTGAATATCTCCTTTACTTAACTGCATTATCAAACGCTTTTTTAAGTTGCTCGGATTGTTCTTTGGAAATCTCGTAGTCTCCCATTTTAGACTTCACAACATCTCCTTTACCTCCTTCGATTGCAACAATCATTGCATCCAACTTTGCAGGGGTTAGTTTTGTTTTAGTCTTGAAAGACTCCTTCACTTGATTAACGTATCGGTTATCATCCCACATACCCAAGAATATATCTGCGTTAAACCCTAACTTAGACAATCCCTTTGTAAGTGCATCCGTAGAAACCTTTTTAAAGCATTCATCATCGAGCTTACCTTTTCCGTTGTGAGAAGCAATTGATGAGTTTATAGCGAAGTTACGTACTTCTTCTCCGTCTTTATACCAAAGGATTGCTTGATAGCATATAAGCC